CGCGCCCGATAGTGCTCGCCGTTCCAGTCGCCTTCCCCCGGTACCTCGTCTGCCCACAATCCCGTAGATACCTCCAATGGCCTGCCCGATGTCAGGTAACTCATGGCAAGCGGGGCGATGCTCATAAGCCTGTCCGGGTCTAAATACAATTCGCCAACCAGTTTGTGCTCGACGGCATTCCACGCAACGTTGTAGAGTCGACCCACCGCACATTCCTGAAGCACCCGCGGATCGTTGGCGCTGCGATAACCGCCATTATCGTCGCCTGGGTGCCTCATAGTTACCGGAACGCCGTTCCAGGCTTGTGCCGCCTTCGCGTTTGCATCATCGTCGTAGAGCAGGTCATTGTGCACCCCAGTGACCAGCGGCACCACTGGAACGACGATATATTCGCGGTCTCCGAAGCGACGCCGCTCCATAGTCACTTGTCCGGCCACTGCCAATCTCAAGAAATTCATCATGCTGTCACCTTTTCAAATCTAACCCCGCGGTCCCCATCATACGGCTGCCGATGCAGATTACGGCCTTCGGTAATATCCTCGGGAATACCGTCAGGGAATGCGCGACAGACAACTATAGCATCGTGTTCGATCTGCCCGTTCTCTGTTTCCAAGGTTGCGAGAGCAATGCCATTAAAATGAACGCAGTTCCAGCATGCACCGGGGACTGGTATTTGACCCATCAGTCGGCCCTCCTATATTTGTCGAGCACGCTTTCTAAGAAATCCTCTAACTTCTTTGGAAACCGAGCTTTGACCTGCCCGTAGAGTGGAGACGTATATTGAGACATAGCCTCAGCAAACCACTCCATCGCGTTAGTGCCGGCATATTCTGAAATACTGCCCGCCGTGAACTTATCGTCAATCCGCAGGCGATCCCTCAACTCCCGGAATCTAGCGGATCGCGTGACGCCGTGCTGAAAATCCATCAAGTGTGCATACTCATGTCTCGTCACAATAGAAATGTGCGATTCGCTGCTCGTCCAGTCCCACTGCCGTCCAGTACGTTGTTCCCAGTTGCGGATGTTCGCCCATGCCTTGTCGCTCCATTCCTTGCTAAAGCTAATGGCGGCACGCACCCCATGTCCCGCTGGACCGCCGTAGGCTCGCCCTCTTGCATTGCTGGTAATATAAAACACGTCTACTTGCGGTACGCGAATCCTGTGTCTGCGTTGAAACTCGTCTATACTTGCATTTACGGCGTTGAATTTATTGAGAGCTTGCTTTTGCGATAATTTGCCGCCCCAACCGCGCCGCTTGAAAGGCGCAACTTGTTCGTAATAGACGCCGCGCGCGCCAGCGTGTTCTTTAGCCCACTGTTCGCACTCCCGAAGGGTTGCCTTGGTACTATAAGCCACTGATTCTGGCTCAAGTTGCGGCACCTGGGGCTCCGTCGCTTGACCCCGCCCTCTCAGCAAGGGAATCGGCTTAGCGACGCACCCGCAGTTAGGATGCGCCGGTATTAGCGCCTCTATCTCATCGAGCGTGTACACTTTATCTTCAGCAAAGCCGATGCAGATGGGACAGGCACCAGCCCCCGTTACCCACTCCGCCTGCACCTTCACGCCTTCGACTTCGGCCTGCCGGTATTCCTGAACGTTGGCGATATGGTGAGCACGCACGATCTCAGTCCTTGCGATCATGCGGCTCCGCACCTTTCCGATCTTGTCAACGCGATTCTTTACGTCCTTGTAAAGCTCTCGCGCTATGGTGCGTGGACTCTTGCCCTCTGCCATACCGCGCGTCAGGCCGGTAGTGAGACCGTCCGATATCTGGCGACGAATCTGTGCGTTCGTAAACTGCGTGACTGACCTCAGGTCCTCGAACGTGCGGGTATACAACACACCGAGCCGATCGGCATGGTAGACTTGCTCGATAACACCGCTTAAGCCGCCGGTAATGCTCTCGATTGGCGTTGTACGGTATCCAGCCATGCGCAGTTCCTGTCGGCCACGCCGGACGCCGGTTTCGTACGCCGTCCTGATGTAGGTGTCGGTCCAGGCTGCCTCGGTGCCACGCTGTAAGCCTGGCCGTGTTACCAATTCGAGTATGCCTTGGCTCTGCTGTTGTTCGAGCCACCGCATAAACGCATCGACCTTGTCCTGAGTGCGGGTGAATGCGAATTCGCGAGCGCCCGTCGCCGCCAGCGGTATGATCCTGTCAAGCTGAATGCCGAAGCAATCCTGCTCTACTATCGACTTGCGAATGTCGATCAACAACAGATTCCAGCGTCGGTTCATGTCGCGAATGAACCGCGCCCGTAACGTCGTGGTGCGGGTTGGGTCACGTCGCGTACCTTGATTCAGCAGCATTGGCATGTTACCTGTGCCCCACGATTATCAACATGGTTCGTTCGTCAGTGCGACTATCACTCGTGGTGATCCTGTTGGCGACAGTGTAGCGCTCGCCGTCGGTGCCGCCGGACAACCAAATCTTAGTGATCTCATCAGTATGTGTATCGCTATCTTTAGTAATGCCGGTAGCAACCGTCCAGACGCTTGTAGTGATAGTCTCACCTGAAGCCAACCACTCGGACCAATCAAGGCAATAATCCAGTACCGCGTTCGGGTCCTTATGCTTTTCGCCAATGTACGCGGTTGACATGCTACGCCTCTACGGCTACCAGTTTGTCGACCTCGGGCACTATGAGCGTCCTGTCTTCTGCCGGGACAAGCATGATTCTGTCTTCCCCCGGCACCGTCGCAGTCCTGTCTTCGACCATGAGTATAAAGCTCCGTACGTCCTGTGGTACTACAATGACTCTATCATCGGCGCCAACTAAATACAATCTGTCATCGGGTGCTACAACAATTTTACGTTTTCCGACACAACGGACTATGCCAGTAATGGTGACGGTGGGCGTAATTGCGGTCAAGCCGAAGGCCGCGAAGGGCGCGGTTATGGTTATCGAGCCATGAATAACCTCACCCAGTCGCGCATCAAGTCCGAAGCGTGCCGCTCCTGGCGTAATTACTATTTCTGCAATGGCGACAGTCGGTGGCATGGCGGTCAGGCCAAATCGGCAAGCATCCGGACTGATCGTCAACGACGACAGAACGACTACCGGAGCAATGCTCGTCAAGCCAAACATCGCGGGGTCCGGCTCGATGGAGAGTGAGCCTAACACGGCAAGCGGCGCAATCGCAGTCAGACCTAAGCGTGCGGGCGCAGGAGTTATCGTAAGATCGCCCATGGTCACCGTAGGCACCTGAGCGGTCAATCCAAAGGAAGCGGCGTCAAGAGACAGCGACAGGCTGCCGTACACTACCGTCGGTGCTCTCGCGGTCAAGCCATACGATGCCGCCGTCGGGGTTATCGTCAATGAACCCTGCTCTACGCTAGGGGCAAGCGCGGTCATTCCGAAGGAGGCGGGACCGGGCGTAATTGTAAGACCGCCGATCACCACCGTCGCGTCTTGTGCGGTAAGTCCAAAAGCAGCGGCAACAGCCTGCACCGTCAAGCTGGAAAGTACAACAGAACCGATGTCGGCCCTAAATCCCACGGCAGCGGTCCCGGCACTGACCGTAAGACTGGACATCACAACCGACGGTGCAAGGCTAGTTACCGCGAACGCCGCAGGTGAGGGAGTTACCGCGACGCTCCCCGCCACCACTGCTGGAGCGCCGGCTGCCACGCCAAAAGCAGCCGCGCCGGTGACGTCGATTGACAGGGACGACATGATTACCGCCGGAGGTTGCACGGTAATACCAAAGCGCGCCGCCGCAGGCGTAACGGCCAGGTCACCGTAAATTACACTGGGAGCTATTGCCTGCAAGCCGAAGTCGGCAGACGCCGGTGTAATTGCAAGTGAGCCATGGATAACCGTCGGCGCGAGGGCCGTCATCCCGAACCGTGCCGCATCAGGTGCAGCTACAACAGGACCTTGTACAACTTCGGGAGCTTTTGCGGCTAAGCCGAAGCTGGCGACCCCAGGCGAGATCGTAAGTGAACCTTTGACGACGGTGGGCGCAACCGCCGTTAGACCAAATTCAGCCGCTCCTGGGCTGATAGTAGGTGTTCCGATTACGACCGTTGGGGAGGGGGCGGTCAAGCCAAACGAGGCCGCGGTTGGACTAACGCTCGTGGAGCTTAAGACGATGATAGGCGGTTGTGCAGTTAAACCAAATTCGGCAGGAGCCGGCTTGACCAGTATGTCGGTCAATAGCGTGTACTCGATCGCGACATAATACTGAGTGCACTGACATATACCGCGGCTGCCGGCCGCGCCGACTTGCTGAATACCGGCCTGCAGGTTCGCAAAGCTGCTCGCAGTCCACGACCCGCCGCCTGGTTTCGCTAAGGCACCTGAGGTATGCGTGACAAAGGAGGTCGTGAGACCGTCGACGTACGCTCCGACAGTCGTGTTGCTACCGATGACTAAGTACGGGTATATCTTGTTATTGATGCCGGCTGAAGTGTTCTTCACACGAAACACCACTTTGACGCTGATGATCGTAGCTAGCGGGCTGAGAACAGCGCTTGTCAAGTGGGAGCAATTGTTTACGTCTAAGTACGACACGCGGCTAATGAACGACGATCCGTCGTCGTGTTCACCGACCGGATAGCCAGAGCTGTCGGCGTCATCGACGCACTCCCAAGTCGCCGCAAGGATAGGCGCGGCGAACCACTCGTCGTCATCGCCTAGCGCGTTAGGTATGAGATATTCGGTGGGCATGCGTTATACCAGCGTGTTGATAACCGGCGGCCTCACAGGGAGTACATCGTTTCGGGCAGTTGCTGCTCAGCCGCCGGTTGCTATGTGTCCTACGCCGGTTCGGTTGCTCGTATTTCCAAGTTCTGCACCGTCATGGTCTGACCATCCGACACTTGCCGGTTGCTTTCCAGGTCGAACCAAGCTAAAACGTCTGGATTCGAATCGTCATTGGTCAGCACGGCCCACCGTGCAGAATCGCCGTTCGGTAGATCACCACCGGACGCGGTCCAAACCACATCCTTGATTTTGCCATAGCCGACATCCGCTGAATCACCTTCGAACCAAGTATCGAAGTCAGTCAGGTTCCTGTCCAACTGGTAGCCACCGGCAGTGTAGCCGTTGCCTGCAGGAACCTCTGTCAAATCGGCCATGGTGTTCGTGTCGACGTCGGGCGTATCGTCGTCGGTACAGAGCGCTATATAATAGTTTGTTGGCACGTCCTGATTGGCGAGCGCCATGCGCAGGAACAGGTACTTGCCCCGATTCGTAACCCCGTTAGCCATTGTAGTTTACTCCTTGTTTTTACTCCGAGCCGTCCGGTGGCTCGTCGTCGTCACCGTCGACGGTGTTTACGTTCTCAGCAATTGTAGCCTCGTTCTTGTCAATTTCCGCTTGCGTGTAGCCGATGGTCTCCAGGAAAAGGCTCGGCACTAGGATGTCCTGGGCGCCTATCGAATCAGCGTAGTTTTTTAAAGCCCGCGACCTGAGTTCACCGACTTCAGCAATTTCCTTAGTGCCTGGCGCCAGCAGATCGGGCCATTCGACGTCGTATCCTTGCGGTGGTGTCGGCAAAACCCCGACTTCAATCAAGCGATCGATCGTCGGCCGTAGTATGGCAGGCTCACAATGGTTGCGGCGCCGCTCGTCTAGGTAAGCTGCCCAGTTCTTCTCGTCCTGTGTTGAGGCGAGCTCGCCGCGCTCGGAACCCAGCAAAATACGCTTGGGAATGTTGGTAGCACAGGAAATGAGATCAAGCAAGGCGTCGATATTGTTCGACGGATCGGCAATTTGGGGTGTGAGACTTTCAACGTCGACGCCGCGCGTACGCAAGTAGCGCTTGAGGCCGTGCATGTAGTTTTCAATTTGCTCGCGTAGCTCAGTCAGGTCCTGTTCCCCGAGAGTGGCGTCCGGCGCGATGTTAAAATTATAGCCGGGAAAGCCGCCGCGCCAGAACATCTCCGACGAGCCGCCGGTTACCAGCTCGAGATCCTGCAACCGATTGAGAATCCGTTGTAGCCGTGGCGTACCGAAGACGTTGCTTTCGCCCGCATCTTCGACCACGTGAATTACCCGCGTATGGTGAACGACTTTACTGATGCTCATGTCGCTGGTTCCGATGCTCATGTTGATCTTGTAGGTCAGCGGCAAGCCGTAGCGTGGGCTAACATCAGAGGTTTCGTACGTTGCGATGTCGGCTTTTGCCTCGCTGTAGGGCATAACGTACAGGAGGTTGCCAGCGCGCGTCACGGGAGCACTAAACTCGAGACCGTCACCGAAGCCGAGAAATAGGACAGCATATTGACCCAGGCTGGCCAATTTATCGACGCGAGTGAAGTAGTGAAATAGTCGCAGTCGCTTTATCAGGTCTTCGGTGGCCTTCTCGAAAGCCGTCATTTCATCTTCATTCTCGCTGATCGACGGCGCCATGCGCCAGCAGCCT